ATTCCATCGTTTTTTTAAATCTTGAGAAGTGTAACCACAATATTTTTTACCATTAGGGAAGGTTAATAAATAAACTTTATGAATTTTCATTTCTTTTTTCCCTTGTTGTACTTCCAAACCCGCCGGCCCTTACACTGCTCTCAATTGGATCTATATCAAGAGTCATATAAGGTTGCACAATACCTTGACCAATAATATCACCCTTTTTAATTTGAATAGGGAAAGGTGAAAGATTTATAACTTGGAAGTATATGTGCCCTTCATTGTCGGCGTTATTGTACTAATCCGAATCTATAATCAATTTGTTATCCTAAAAGCTTTTTATCTTTTAGTTCTTATAGTTTCCCATAAGTTCAGCGTACATTTTCTATTTTTTATAAAAATAGTCGAGCACTCTTGGGTGGATTATATTTATTCACCACCTACGCGTTACGGTGATTTCTAGCCTTTCGCCATCTAGAAATTTACCTCGGTATTGCCTTATTTATTAATTAAACTTAGGTTTCACCGATTTTGCTCGATTTATTGTCGGCATTATTATTTTACTATAAATTTGCTTGATTCTAATAATAAATCTTCTAAAGTTAAATTATCAAAATGATACTAAGGAATTCGAATAAGAGGAATATTATTATCTTTACACCACTTATTTTTTATTAAATCATGTTTATGAGTATATTCATAATCGAATAAGCTATCTTTTTTATAGTGTTGTATTCCATCAAATTCTATTAAATAAGAACTTTTAACATAAAAATCAAAAGGTAATTCTTTAATATCTTTACAAGAAGAAAATTTTTTCTCAATTTCAAAAGGAATATTATTATCCAACAAAATATTTTTTATTTTTTCATTTCCTCTTGAGTTGCTATAGTGAGCACCACAACTAAGACTATATCCTCCTCTTAGGCTATTACCTAAAACATCTCTTTCTATTCCGCATTCACATTTACAATGCCACTATATAACTCCTGCGTTATTGCGTTTTTCAGTTTTGTATAAAACTGTCCATTTGCCAAATTTTTGTCCTTTTATATCTACTTCAGTTGTTTTAGGATTAATTACCTTTTTTCCTTGTAAATTATAATCATACCAAGTCTTAGTTACTAAACCTCTACTAATATTAAGTTCTTTTGCTATTTCTCCAGATGTTTTATCATAATAATGATCTATTATATATTTTTTATTTTCTTCTGTTAAAAAGTAATTTTTTGAACTTTCTATATCATACCCGATATTGTGAGCATGATTTAAAATAGCTGTTGAACTAAATCCCAAAGCTTCTCCTACTTTTTGGGCCGACCCCAAACTTTCATAAAGCTCTATAAAAGTTTCAGTATCTATATTTTTCAAACTTTTATGTTCAACTTTAGTATAATCATAATTAATTTTTATGAAAAAATTTCTAACCGATGTACCGCTACAATTATAAATTTCTCCTACCTTTTCTAAACTTTTTAATTTTTCATAATTCATTATAATTTCTTCTTTTTTCTCTAAAGGCAATTTTATTTCTTTATTTTTACTATTATCATAATTAATAGCTTTCGCGTGGTTTAATACCGCCCCTTTAGTACATCCATAAAACTCTCCCATTTTTCGAGAGCTTTTTAATTTTTGATAATTTTTTATAAATTCTTCATCAGAACCAAAATCAATTTTTTTCATTTTATTTATCTCCTTTCTTTTATTCCTTCTATTAATTATAAAAAATAAAAGAAAGTGATTTTTAAAAATTGACCAAACTTAGGTTAGTTATTGTTTACCGACACTGTTCGCAAGCGTCAACCAATATTTTAAAGGAGAACTAGAACGTATTACGAGTTTAAGATATTGGTCAGGATTAAGTCGGCACTTATATCCCGTAGGTATAAGAGTAGGTTTAGCTTTTGTCGCTTTTGTGATGGCGGCCAAGCGATCTAAGGTTAAAGGTTTATTTATATCTTCTTCCCCCAAAATGCTTTGTAGAGTACTTAAATGCTCTGCGTAAGGAGGAACAATAATATCTTCCGCGGCCGCGATATCATACCCAGCACTAAAAGGAGTCTTGCGGATGGGGGCTACTAGGTCCTCATCCGCATAAGCGCTTATCTTCTCAAAATAGGTTTCTCTTTTGGGTTCTAATTCCATTAGAGGTCTACCTCCTAAGTAATTGTATGGTTACATACGGGCTCACGCTCATCAGTAAATAATTTAGTTAAGGTTACGCGATACCAACTATCGACGACTTCGTTTTTGGCCTTACGCTCTTTGTGTTCACAGTTGTACTTAATCAGAGCAAAGCCTCTTTCATTTTTAGCCTGTTCGATAAGTGCTGTTGCATTCTCTTCACTATCTACTCTATAAGTTTCTACAGTTGTAAGTAAATATTTCATTTTTCCCATTTCTCCTTTAACTCTATCTCTATTGGATTTATATTGCTCTAGTTAAGCTGTAACTAACTAGAAACTTGATTTTTTAGTTCCGATGTAAAAATGGTCGGCCCTACTAAAATCAACTTCTCAAATTTTCTCGTAACTGCTTTTTCCGCTAAAAACTTGCTAAGTTCTTGCCCAGTTTTAACCGTTTGGTCTACGAAAGTGCCTTCTTCGCAAAATTCATAAGTTTTGGTACCAAGAGCGAAATTTAAAGCATCTACTACCATTATTGACATTCTATTACCCCCCTATCATAATTGAAGAAATACATAACAATAGGCTCTTCCTTTTCAGGTTCTACCCATATCTCAATGGTTTCTGTTCCCTCAATTTGTTCTATAGATTTTACAATCCCAATATCATGTAAACAATTTAATACTTCACGCTCAATACGTTCTCCTTGACCAATAGTAAAAAGTGTGTAGTAGTTAATATCTCTGCATATAAGCATAAAATATTTACCATCTTTGTTCTTGTAACGACGAATGGTTTCAAGAACTGACTTATCATCGATTTCTGGCATTTGCGCAATGAGCTGCTTATTCATATCATATACGCTAAGATTCATCTTGCCTTCTGGAAGGCCCTTTTCCTTCCATTCACCATTGGTATATTCATATACTTTCTGTTCCTTGTTTACATAGGCTAAATCGCCCTCTTCCTTAATTTTGAGTTTGTTTAATATGGTTAATGAGTCTACTGTAAGCATTAATTTCCTCCTAAGTGTACTACTCTGTCTTTTATTTCTTGAGTTCTTCCTTGGTTCCAAAACTGCGCTCCGATATAACCACAGGTACGACGAGCTACGTTAAGCTTTGATTGGTCGCGATTCCCGCAATTAGGACATTCCCAATATAAATGACCTTGTTCACCTTTTATTTGGATTTCCCCATCAAAACCGCACACTTGACAATAATCAGATTTTGTATTTATTTCAGCATACATAATATGTTCATACATATATTTAATAACATCAAGAATTGCAGGGATATTGTTATTCATATTTGGTACTTCAATATAAGATATTGCTCCTCCTGGGCTCAAAGCCTGGAACTCACTTTCAAGTTCAAGCTTCTTAAAAGCATCTATTTCTTCAAATACAGGAACGTGATAACTGTTAGTTACATAATCTCTATCTGTAATACCCTCTATTATACCGAAGCGGTCACGCAAACACTTAGCGAACTTATAAGTTGTTGATTCTATTGGAGTCCCATATAAAGAATAATCAATATTTTCTTCATATTTCCAATCATTGCACTTATCATTTAGGGCTTGCATTACTTGTAAACCAAATTCTTTACCCTCTCCCGTATGACTATGACCAGTCATAACCTTAACGCACTCGTATAAAGCTGCATAACCAAGAGATAGAGTGGAATAACCATTATAAAGTAATGGGGCTATGGATTCTCCCTTATCTAGGCGTGCGAGGGCGCCATTTTGCCAAAGTAAAGGTGCTGCATCTGATGTAATATTTCTTAAACGCTTGTGTCGTATTTGCAAAGCTTGATGACAAAGTTCAGTGCGCGCCTCAAAAATCTTCCAAAATTCTTTGTATTTATCTGTCTTATTTTTCTCGGCAAGTTGTATAGCACTTAAAGCTATGTCTGCTAAATTGATGGTTACGACGCCCTGATTAAATCTTCCATAGTATTTTCCCTTTGTTGGGTCAAAATCTTTAGCCTTTGATGGATTACCTTTCATAGACCAGGGGGTTAAGAAACTTCTACAACCCATGCATGGGTAACAGTCACCGACCTCATATATGTTGATCTTCGAGGCCTTCATTACTTTTTCAGATATATAATCCGGTACCATTCTTTTAGCGGTACATTTAGCTGCCAACTTAGTAAGATAATAATAAGGACTATCTTCGTGAATATTGTCTTCTTCTAATACATAAAGTAATTTAGGGAAAGCTGGAGTAATATATACTCCTTTTTCATTTTTAAATCCCTGTATTCTTTGATTTAAGAATTCTTCTATAATCATAGCCAGTTCTTTTTTATATTCTTCTGTTTCACCTAAGTACATAAAAACAGACAAGAAAGGGGCCTGGCCGTTGGTATTAGTCATACTATTAACTTGATAGTTAAAGGTTTGAACTCCCGCCTTTATCTCTTCTAAAGTATCTCTTTTTGCAAATTCTTCGGCTTCTTCAGGAGGAAATCCCCAATCTATATATTTACTTAAATATTTTTCAAAACTTTCTCGCACAAAGGGTGCTAAATGAGAAAGAGAAACAGTAGCGCCTCCATAGCTACTAGAACTAACACCCAAGATAATTTGAGTAGCGATAGTGCAAGCAGTAATAAACTTGTGCGGCCGCTCAATCATCACTCCATTAACGACGGTTCCATTCTGCAACATATCATTAAGATTAATTAACTCACAATTATGCAAGGCATTTTGAGCAAAATAATCTGCATCATGAAAGTGGATAATACCGGCATCGTGCGCTTCTACGATATTTTTAGGAAGTAACTTTCTACGGGTTAAGTCTGTGCTAAGAGCGCCCGCCAGATAGTCCCTTTGAGTAGTGACTACTTTAGCATTTTTATTAGAATTTTCACTATTCCAATACTCTGAAGTGCCGGAAGTAATTTCTTCTACAATTTTATCAAGAGGGTTAGATCGAGCCTGGCTTCGAGCTTCTCTGTATAAGATATAAGCCTTCGCTACATCTTTTCGCGAAGTCGCCATTAAACCTTTTTCACAAAAATCTTGAATTTCTTCGACAGTTAATGGCTTAATTACCATTTCTTTTTCAATATAGTCAGCTATATTACTTGCTTTTTCTAAAGCCTATTGAGTTACTTCTCCATCCACTTCTCTAAAAGCTTTTAAAATGGCTGACTCAATTTTAGTACGATTAAATGGCTGAGTCGTACCATCACGTTTGATTATGTTCATAATCATTCTCTCCTTTGTTATTTATTGTCATTTCTAAGGTCTGACATATATTATAAAAAAATAATTTATAAGTTTAGTTGATTTGGCTTAATCCCACTTGTCGTCTCTGTAATAATGCCGATCTAAAGCGGTGTCTTCTTTATTTTTAAACCTACAATATTCTCTATTATATCTTTGGGCTATTTCTTCCCAAGGGAGTTTTTGGGGAGTATTACCTCCCCCCTCCTTATTATTATTCTCCATCTTCTAATATTCCTCCTTGGTATCTATCACTAGTTAAAGTTAATGTGCCATCATTAAAATACTCACTTATTTTATATAATTGATGCCCAGGAGTAGAGGCATATTTCTTTACAACAAATTCTTCATTATTTCTAATACCCATAACCATGATTTTATTTCCTCTAGTAAACCAGCTTTTTTCTTTTACACTCTTGGTACCATCAGGATTACGTTCTGAGATTTGCTTATCAAATAATGAAAAATATTCTTTTCTAAACTTAACCGGAACCACACCTCCAGTAGTGAGAAGATAAACAACGGCCTTAGCCTTATCCCTTGCAACTACTGTTCCTATTATTTTTTCTAAGTTATAAATTGGAATTGCGGCCCCGCCTCTGTGGAAGATTTTATCCGGAATTGGCTCTTCTGGCATATCCTCAAAATTAGAAATTCCATACAAGTCAAGATTTATATTTATCAACTCGTGCTCGTGGTAGTAGAAACACAAAACGTCCATTTCCCAAGAAGATAAAGAACCGCTTGCGTACTTTTCCCAATCTTCTTTAAAGATTAGTTGATTTAAAGACTTCAAAATCTTATCTTGCTCTGTCTTCATCCAATTTCTAAATACTTCCATATATGTTTGATACACTTTTCTGTCCCAGGTTGCTGCATTTAAAAATTGTCCTTCGTCTATTAAATCTTCCACGCCTAATTCAGTTAAAAAGGCTATGGCTCTATCATCTAATATATATTTTGAAGAGTCTGAGCCTTTACACATAGCTTTAAGATAACGATTGAACTCATATACCCTTTTAGGCATTACAAATTCTTTATCTTTAGGTATCAAACCATACTTAATTAAACCGTTCATATTTTGAAGAGTTATTCTCTTCTTTTTATCACAGGTCTCCCATAGATACCAACCCATCGCTATCTTTCTATCCATCATTGTATCAAAAGCTCCGCCTTTGATTAACGACACCATAACACTTCTTGTCGGATTTACCTTGTTTATAAAATCTTTAATTGAAGCATAAGGTCTATTTTGAATAATTTTTTCAACGACCTCATCTCCCACACCAAGAATTGCCTTTAATCCAAAAAGAATCTGGTCATTTTCCAAATCCGGCTCAAAACCAAATTGTGATGTATTTACATTGGGGAGACCTACTTTAATTCCTTCTTTGCGGACGGCGCCTATTGCCTGTGCAAGCTTCGTATAGTCAGTAGAACCACCCTCTCCGCCGCTGTTCGCAATTAAACAAGCTGTATCCCAAAATATTGTTGGATACTTATATGCCAAATTTAATTCCTGCAAACCAATGAGTGAATAAGCCAATGTGTGTGCTTTTTGTTTAAAATTGACTATTTTTTACGGCTTAGTATATGGGCTTTGGCATGCCCACGGCCGCACACTATTTCCCAAGGCGTATCAATAGCCTCAGTACTCTCCCTCTAACGGGAGATAGTCGATACAACATTTTAAAATAGATTAAGATTTTGTTTTTTGTTTTTATTTAAGGGATAAATAAGATTATCTCTTTTGTGAGAACGGCCAGCATTTATATTTTTTATAGTAGCATAGCCTTTATCATATTTTTCAGCTATCTCTTTAAGATTTAAGGAAGAAAAGATTAAATCTTTAATAACTTCTTTTACCCACTTTTCATTATCTTGCTTTCGACATCCCTTATTGCAAAGTGGATATTCTTCAGATTCGTCAAAGAAAACCTTTCCTGTGTTTATCATACTAATCAGAGCTATTCCTACTCCATATTTTTTAGATAAAACCTTATATTGAACACCCTGCTTTATTTCTTCCTTTAACTCCTTCTGCTGTCTTTTGGATAAAATATTAGAAGTGTTACACTTTAATAAGGGATAAGACCATTCAGAGTTTTTATAATTATATCCATTATTTATATTACATAAAAAACTAGGTGTCAGCTTAGGTGAATACTTTTCTAAAATTTCACCATACTCTTCGCAATTTCTTAAAAGATTTTGTATGTCTTTTATTTCTTCTGGAGTGAAAAGTTTGCTATTTATTTTTAAGTTTTCTTCATAAGACAATTTCGGTCTAGGGTTTCCTTGTCCACCCTCACATATATTATATCCTTTATCATTTATTGTTAGAGAGTCAAAAAGTTGTATAAAATATTTTTCTCTTTGGTCTATATATTCTTGACTTTCTTCTTCAGGTATTTCCTCTAATATTGTCCATTCAAAATTATCCCAACCATATTTTCTAATGGCGTTATGAAAAGGAAGAAGATAACCAGAGCTCTTGGCATTAAAACTGTCAGATTTATGGTTACGCTTTCTTTGTTCTAAATCTTTTGTTTGACCAATATAGATTTTATTATTTGTCTTATTTACAACTTTATATATAATATACATTCTTTGTTTCCTCCTTTCTTTATATATTTTAATCTATTTTAATTTGTCACGAGATTTTACCCTCGTTAGCTTTTACAACAAGATACTGCCAATATCTTATATTGTAAAAACCCCATTGATGAAATGGTTAAGTGTGTACGCGCCACAACAACGCGTTAAATCCATATCCTCTTGACATAGCAATGAGTACATCCCATACATAGTGGCAAAGGTTCATGTTGCAACCTTTCTTTTCACACTCCTCAAAATATTCTTTGGTCAGCTTCTCATAATCCGCTGGGTTCTTCTTTGCAATTGACTTACGAAGTCTATCCGCAAAAGTCAGGTCAAAACCGCCCAATTCGGGCAACTGCACTAACTGCATAAACTGCTCTTGCGTTATACATAATCCATAAGATATTCCGACTACTGGCTCCAAAACCTTTTTCTCCGGTGGCCCCAGTCCATATTTCTCCAACTCAATATCCCAAAGTTTAGGATTATTCTTAAATCTAGTTAACTTCTCTGTCGGCATTTCTCCACCCTTTTCTGTCGCCATAAGACGAATAGTTGAGTTAAGGATTGCCAACTCGTCAACGGAGTTAGGCTTAAGAAGCGCAATACCCTTAATACCACTTTGTTTCTCCATTTGGAATAAGCTAAGAACTTTATGCTCCCAACACATTTCCCACATATCATGAGCTTCTCTCTCAAGTGTATAAATACCAATTGTTTTTTCATATTTATCTTTAAGATTATCTCCCTCAATAAGACCATGCTCTTCCAAGAGATTAAGACAAATATGTATTTTATCAAGTGCTTCAACGCTCAATAAGTCATACTTGATCAGCGACGCGTCCTCTGCCTTATGCAAGTCAAACTGGGTAATGATATCTCCACTTGGAGTACGCATTAAAGCTGTTGACTCTGTGAATGGCTCGTCAACGAAGATAACACCACCTGCGTGCTCACCAGTTCTACAAATCAATCCTTCAATCTTTTGCGCTACTCTCCATAACTCAGGATAATTATTTGTCATTTCATAAACAAACTGCTTGTTAGGCTTCATATCATTGTCGGGGTCGCCATAGAAAGTTTGCTTTAATGTTCTTGTCTTACCACGATCACTCTCAATCATAGATGAAAGATAACGGGCAACGTCTACATCAATTCCAAGACCTCTAGCCGCCGTCTGTATCGCGGACTTGCTCTGCTCAGTTCCTAATGTCAAAACATTAGCAACCCTATCCTCACCATAAACTTCTCTAAGCTTATTTAATACGTCTGCTCTTTTTGTTGACTCAATATCAACATCAACGTCCAATACGGATACACGAGCGGGATTGAGGAAACGCCATCTAAACGTTGAAGTTTTTTCTTTCAAAGGGTTAATCTGCGTGATTCCTAATATATACAGAAGAATAAATCCTACACCGGAACCGCGGCCGCACCCTACCAGGCTTCCTGCATCCCAGCATACTTCTACTATCTTTTGGAGATTTAAGAAATAAGCACTCCATCGAGCATTATTTACTTCACTTGATACCCAAGTATCTTCCAAACAAGCATTTATTTCTTCATAAGTTTCGTTGTTCTGAAGTTCTTCATCTATCTTTAATCTATCAATAATATTCTCAGCCAATAAAATATCTTCCTTATATGTACTGTTTAAGAAAGTTTTTAAATAAGGAATCCTGTTGCTCCAAACTTCCCTATCCTCTGAGGTCACTTCCTTTACTGGAGTTTTCCACAAGAGCTTTGGAATTACAAGAGGCTTCTTTAATGTGTAATCTTCACACATATCCTTAATTTTTCTTATGTTTTCATAAGCTGTTTCAAGGACTTCTGCTCCAAGACTTTCTTCCATATAATTTCTTATTTCTTCATCAGACATAAGATAAGTTGTTGCATAAAATTCTTCAACTTCTCTTTCACCTTCCTGAGAACGAAGAAATGCTGCATGAACAGGAGCATCTTCTTTTGTCTGATAATGAGCATCACAGGTAATAATATAAGGAATGTTAAGTTTATTTGAGATTTTAATTAACTCTTTATTTACATAAATCTGGTCTTTATTAAATGAAGGTTGCATTTCTAAAAAGAAATTTCCTTCTCCAAAGATTCCTATCATTCCCTGACACCAACGAATACAAGATTCATATATCCTTTGGTCTCCCAAATTTCTAAACCGAAGAAGTTGAGAGGGGAGGGCACCGCCGATGCAAGCCGTGGAACCAATTACATGCCCAGGATTTGCTCCTATAATATCAATTAAATCTTGATAATATGTAGGTACTCTAACCATGCGGCCGGAGGTATAAGAACGCATCCAAGCTCTTGTAGATAATTCACGGATTTGACGATGACCTTCTGCATCTTTAGCCAAAAGAATAAAATGATAATATTTATCATTAGTGCGGTCAAAGTTATCTGCATTTAGACCATTTCGTACTAAATAAATTTCATTTCCTCGAATCACCTTAAAATCTGGGTGTTCTTTCTTTATTTTATTATAACAATCTTCAATTTCTATAGCATTGGCCACTGTCTCGTGTTCAGTGAAAGCTATACATTCGTGCCCCAATTCGATAGCATAATCTATTAAATCAGGTACACGGTTAATGGCATCGCGCAACCTAAAATTAGAATAGTGCGAATGTCCGTGTAATGAACCAGGGAATCTTGTCATTCCACAAAACCTCTTTCTTTATTTTCTACATATATTATATCACATATTTTATTAGAAGTCAAATTTTATAGTAATCTTCCTCATTCTCTGGTGTTAAAAGAAAATGTGTTGTTTCTAAAATTAAATCTTCTTCTGTCTATTCTGCATTATAAGGAATTCGTATTAAAGGAATATTATGTTCAAAACAATATTTATTTTTTATTAAATCATTTTTATGCGTAATAGAAAAAGAACTTTTAAAGTGTCCCTCTTCAAAATGCTGTATTCCATCCTACTCTATAAGATAAATTATTTTATTATTTTTGATTATAGCTAAATCAAAATATAAATATTGGTGATTATTAATCTATAAATCATCAAATTTATATTGTGCTAAATAAGAAATATTTAATTCATCTAACATTTGTTTTATTTTTGATTCATTTTTACTATTGAGGCAACCACAACTCTTAGTATCACCATTTCTAAGGTAATCTCCAAAAACAATAATATTTTCTTTTCCGCAATTTAAACAAGTACAATTCCAAAATAGTCCTACTTTATCGTGGCGAGGTTTTTCTTCTTCTGTGGCTTCTTTAATTACTTTTAAATACCCATAAATATTTCCTACCTCATTTTTACTTGTAATCTTTTTAACTCGTTCATTCCTTAAACATCCACAGGATTGTACTGATCCACTTATTATATTATTAGCGGCTACGGACAAGTAATTGCCACAATCACATTGACATAACCACTATACTCGCTTCTCTTTACTTTTAGAAATAGTCCTATAAAGAGGGGTTAATCTATTAAATTTTTGATTACTTATGTCTTTGGCTAATCCTAATTTTATTTTGGGATATTCTTTCTCTAAAATCATAATTTTATTCCTCCTCTACAATCTACTATTACCAATCTTTTTACTGCTCTAGTTATTGCGGTATAAAGCCATTTATACATCATATCGCCAGAGGGGTAGTTCTCCCAAAAAACTAAAACTTTATCATACTCACTGCCTTGTGCTTTGTGACACGTTAAAGCATAAGCATAATCAAACTGATAAGGTTTAAGAACTTTTGGTATATTCTTAAAATTTTTTTGATTTACAGTAGGTTCTCCTTCTGTAAATATTTTATAATCACTTAAAAGATTTCTAAAAGTTGTTGCTGGAGAATAAGGTTGGTAGTCTGGTACAAAATCTAAATATAATTGTTTGTTACAAAACTTTTTATAAAGAGGTGGCATATCCTTAATAACAGGTACTGAAGATATATATCCAACCAAACCATTGACTAGTGTATCTCCCGCTTGCGTCATTAAATTCCACTCATTATGCAAACATACTATTTTATCTCCCTTAAGCGGCGGCAGGTCCCGAGAGCCCCAAAGCCGCTCCCGCGCCGTTTTATTTAATTCATTTCTCAGTCTATTGGTAGCGCACAAAGTCATATCTGACCAATCGAGCATAGCTTCTATATATTCTTCCGGATGAATAACCTGAACTTGATTACCTTTCATATAAGGAATGGGTTGATGTTCTCTGGCTAGGGTAGCAATTTGAATAATTTCACTATCTACCTCTTGGCGCATTATTTCAGTTAAAACAATATGGGGTTTATCAACTATGTCATTGGTTGCGCCAATAGCCGGGAGCTGAGCGATGTCTCCAAGAGCAATGATATGGATACCATGCTGAAGTAGGAGATCCCACATATCAGCTGGTACCATACTAATTTCATCAACCACTATAATTTTATAATGATATGTACCCACACTTTTGGGAGTAAAATAATATAAACCTGTTTCTTTATTTTGTCTTGCGTTATATAGTAAGCTGTGTAATGTGCAAGCATTTGGACAATTTTTTCTTTGCAAATTAAGGGCGGCTTTGCCCGTATAAGCCACATAACATACGTCAGTGTCAGGGATTAAGTGCAACGCCGCTATAATAAACTGAACCAAAGATGATTTGCCTGTACCAGCAGCTCCAGCTATATATGTATATTGTTCTTTATTATTATATCTTTCTATTGCTAAAGCTAAAGCATCTTGCTGTTTAGTGTTTAATTCCATTTTTAAAACTCCAATTAAAAAATACGTAAGGGTTTTTATTTTTGAGAGACGAAATTCTATGCCATTGCCGCTCGGAGGTTACTCCACAAAATAATCGTAAGCGCGCTCGGCAGTAGACTGTCTCCCATACGGGTCCGCACACCGTTCGTATCCCCTAGCGAAATAAACAGAGGCATCACGCACATTAGTGGCATTGATAAATTGACTCTAACTAGCTGACCCATATTTAAATTCTTCTTCTAAAGTTTCACCTAAATATTCGAGCTGTCCTTGGAGATCTAATCCATTCGCTCTCTAATGATATGAGGTTGACCACTGGCATATTCCATAAAATCCAGAGTCATAAGCATTTACATCTAAAGATAATGAATAACCACCACATTCAACCATCATGTTCCCGATAATAGCAGCAGCTTGAATATTTTCCAAGTTTAATTCTTCTGTTAGGTATAACCATACCTCGCAAGCTACTGGATATTCTTCAACCTTTTCATTCCATTCTGCAATATCCTCAGAATATAAATCTACTATTTCTTCTAATCTTTCTATTTCTACTTCGACCTCTTCTGGATTACCATAAACACTACTATCTAAGAATAAACTTAAATCTTCTGCCATAGAACAATATTCTATTTTTTCAGAAAGTTTAATATCTTCATAATATTCTACTTCATAGCTTCTTACAAAGTTTGGTTTAGGAGTAGGAGTTGGTGTTTTAGTGGGTTTGTCTCTATGACTTGCTAAAACCAAAGTTTCTGACGTACCCTCTTCATTGGAAATCATAGCTTCAATTCCAACAAAGAGGGGTATT